TAAAAACTCAACCATAGCCCAATGGATTAACATAGGCTTTAAGTAGGTTTCCACTAAGTCAAGATACGGATTCGCTAAGGTATTATTTACTATGTCCGTTTTTATTTTGTCTAGTAATTGCGTTCCTGTGTATTGCTGAATGTGAATATCTTGCGCAACTTTAATCCATTGAATAAAAGTGTCCGTGTCCATATTTCCGTTTGTAGCGGTAAATCGAACTAAATCGTCGCGAGTTATTAATAATGCTTCTGCCATTATCTTGGGTTTATAAATCCTCGGTTCGGCATATCAATAGGACGTGTCGAAACAAGTGAATTGTTTTTAATTTTGTAACCAAATTTCTCCGCTTTTCTTACGGCTATTTGTTTAGCTTTAGGACTATTAACGTCTATTCCAAAACGTGAATCGAATTGAGCGTAAACTTGTTTATTCCAACGGTGGTGGCAATTTGGACCACCCTTGTACAACCATAAATCGTAAGTTAAGTTTCCGCCTTTACCAAAGCCTATTGTACGGCCTTCAGCGTTAGTGTAAAATCCGTTAACTACGCTTTTACTCATTCGTAAAATATCTTCTTTTCGGTAAATCTTTTTAGCGCTTTTCATTAACTTACAAAAGGGACGCATTTTCCCACTTTTACCGCCGTCTTCGCCTTCGTAAACATAGCGAGTAATAAACTTAACCCCGTCTATTACTTCGTCTTGTTCGGACTTTGCGTTAGGAAAAGCCATTCCCGTATTTACTAATTCTACCAAACGTGAGAATAAAGATTTTTCGCCTTTAAGTGTTTTGTTTTCTTCTTCGTCCGTGTCGTAATCTACGGGCGCTTCGTCTATCAATAACCAATCTTCTTGGGGTTGTTCGCCGAATTCTTGTAATGCTAATGCGATTTGTTCTTCTACACTTTGAGACTTAAGTTCGGTGGCGTCTGCGCCCGTTTCCTCGGTTACTTGTTCTTCGGTTGTTGCGTTTTCTAAATCGGTAAATTCAAGTGGTTTTAATGTTCTAAAGAATAACTTTAATGATATTCCGTTAAACGCTAATATATTGTCAAACGCTTCTAAGATTTCGTCCTGAAACGGCTTAATAATCATATTGTTAAACAAGATAAACGAGTTTTGTAATTCGTCCGCGTTAGAACTAAATCCGTTAGTTGAAGCAATACCAAATAACAAAGGACTTGTAACGTTATGGCCTAACATTATTTTACGTAAGCATTCGTCCGATAAATACGTGTAATGGTCGGGCGCGTCGTTTAATGGAATATCCTCAACGGTTGTTTTAGATTCCACGTTTGAGTTAAACGCAACGATAACTTTTTGACCTTTAGAACCCGTTAATTTACTTAATACCTTTTGAGAAATTAAGTCTTGTTGTTCTTCCGAAGGAACTCCGTTATTAAAGTTAACGACTTTGGTTCCTGAAAAGCCGTTTTGTACTTCGTTAATTAAATAGTCGCTTACTTCTTCTTCTAAAACTGCATAAGGTAGTGCGCCTTGGTAGTCGGGATATGCATAATACTTCATTCCAACCCCGTAAGGCTTCACGAACATTATTTCTATTTTTTCCTTTGAGTGTCCGAATGCAGGAATCCGCATAGGCGGGAACTTACGTACTTCCTTCCAATTATCCGAGTAATAATACCCCGTTATTTCGCCTTTGTCGTTACATTTTTCAGCGCGTAAAAGATTCACGGGTATATGGTAAGCCTTTAGAATTTTATCGTGCTTTTCGTTGTAGTGTACTTGGATCGCAAATTGACCGAAAAGTTTTCTATCGAATACCATTCTACGTACGCAATCTTTGCTAAACAAAGTCATCATTTGCGCGTACTCGTTTGGCTTACGCGAAGCGTCTAAAGCGCTTAAACCTTTTCCGTATATCAAACGCGAAACGTTGTTTATTATCGCGCCGTTTGTGGTTGAATTTGTATATCTATCAATTAGGTAATCGAAGTAGTCGTTATTTTCTCCCCAACCTACCCACGCGTCGCGCGAGTTTTCTTGTAATACGGGTTGTTGGTATTCCGCTAATTGTAAAACGTGGACGTTATTACTCATACATTATAAAGTCGTTAGTTGTTGTATTGCTTATGTATTGCCCGTCGTTAACCGAGAATGTGTTTATCGGTTGGTTAGTGCAAAACATACGTTCTTTTAATAGTAGGTTTCCGCTTCCGTCTTTAATTACAACCCAATAAAATTGGTTTTCTTCCGTGGGTAAAACTCCGCTAAAGTTGTAAACGTAATCCCCTGCGGTAAACGTTCCTGCAACTACTTGCGTTGTATTCGTGTTTTCGCCCGTTAACTCCAACGTTACGGGAGTTCCGTATCTCGGAATAAAATTAAAGGTTTGGCTTACGTTAGTTTCGTTAACTACTATCATATTATTATAACTCCGAATCCGTGTTTTTGTGCATAAAAAAAGGGGTGTCGCCACCCCCTTAACGTTATGAAACAAAGTTCTTAGTTAGTTACAAGTGTTGGGTTATTCAACAAAACAAGTAATTGTGCTTCGGTTGTGCAATCCAAGAAGTTAGCAGGTACGGCTTCTTGACCCGTGAAAGTCAATCCGTAACCGTTCATATCTCCTAATGCAGTTCCGTTTGAGATAGTTCCCGCAGTTACGTCCATTCCTCGGAATAAACCTGCGATAAAGTATTGCCCTGCGTTTGTCTCAACGATAATGTTAGGACGTCCGTAAGATAATAATTTAACTTGTTTGTGAGTAATCGCGTCTTGCTTTTTAAGTTGAACGCTTAATACTTGTTCGAAGAACGTAGTTCCGTTTTCACGTGAACTTGTAATAGTTGTTTCGAAGGAGTTTGTACCCTTAAGTTCGAATTTGTAAATCGAAGTAGTTGTAGCAGGCGCAATCGGGTTCAAAGAAATTGCAGTAATTACGTCTTCGTAACCTACCGCGGTGTCGTAAGTAATATCGGTTTCGTCATAGTGTCCGTAATTAAGTACGTAAAGGTTTTTCAATCCACCTACTACGTCTTTACAAGGCTCTAATCTACCGTGTGAAATATCGCAACTCATTTTATTTTAGTTTTTTAATGTTAAAAAAAAGGGTGGCAGTTTTATCCACCACCCCGTTATATTTTTGGTTAGGTTGATTATCCGTAAATTACGATATCTTCAATAACTCCGTACTGAGTACCCGCAGCCATTCGCATAACTACACGAACGTTGTCATCTCCTAAAGTAGCCGAAGTGTCAATTACTCTAACTTCTTGCGTGTCGCTCAATAAAGAACAACCGAAGTAAAGGTTAGAAGTAGTTGTAGCCATCATTGAAGAAGTTGGCAATCCGTTAGCCATAAAGATTGGCAATCCGTTGAAAGTAACCATTCCGTTGTTATACCACATTGTACCTTGAGCGTTAACCCCTGAGTTAGACGTAGCCAAAGCGGAGAAACCACCTAATGCAGCAACATAAGCCTTAAGAACGTCTTGAGAAACGTAGATTTTAAGGTCTGCTTTTCCGTAAAGTGTAGCAGGAATAGCGTTGTAAACTGATTGTAATGCAGGGATAACGTTACCCGCGTTGATAGTACCACCCGCGATATTTTGAGCAACAGGAAGGTTAGGATCCGCTTGAGCGGTTGTAAATAACCCGTCAAATTGACCTGAAACGGAAGAAGAACCTTGCCAAATAGAAATCTCGTTAGCGGCTGCAACTTTTTCAGCGGCATAAGCGATTAAGTAATCCGAAAAAGATTTTGGTAAAGTATCGAAAGAAGAATAACCCATTTCGATAGATTGCCAAGTTGAGTGAAACTCGGACTTACAAAAAGTCATATTAACTTGTAGGTCTTTAACTTGTAATACACGCTCGGTTAAGTCAACAGTTCCAACAGGAGTAAAGTCGCAAGAAGCGTCCTTAAGGAAATCAGTTGTTTCTAAACGTTGAATAACTGCTTTGTATTTTACGTTAGGCATAACGGTTACACCGCCACCCTCGATAGTTGGTGCGCTTAATAAAGCGGCTGATACGTACTTACCTGCCCATTGACCTGCGTACGAAGTAGTAATAGTTGGATTTGGCATTTTTTTTTAATTTAATTATTTATACATTTTGTTTAATACGGAATCCATAATTCCGCGTGGTGCTTTTTTACCGATTTTTACGAATTCGGTTTTAGCTTCGTTTTCAGGGTTAAAAGAAATCGGCTCGGGTGTTTCCATAAGTTCGGTTGCTTCTAATGCAACTTCGTCAACTTTGGTTAACTTCGCTAACTCAACTTTTAACGCTTCGTTTTCTTCTTTAAGTTTTTCCATTTCGCTAAAGAAAGTTTCTTTAACTATGGATTCGATTGTTTTTTTAGGAGTAGATACAGGCGCGCTCATTTCTTCTTCGGGCGTTGGCTCGGTAGTTTCTTCGGTTGCTTCTTCTTCAACTTCTTCTACTTCTTCTTCCTTTTCTTTAACCTCGGAAATAATGCCTTCTTCAACGATAACTAAAATACGTCCGTCTTCTAATTCGTATTCTCCAACGGGAACGGCTATCTTTTGTTCGTCTTCAGTTACGACAAAAACTTCTTTTCCCGCTTCGAAAGTTTCCGCTTCGATTTTGGTTACTCCGTCGCCCATAAGCATTTGTTCTAACTTAATTTCGTTAGATAACAACGCTTTGATTTTTTCTAATAGTGTGCTATTTTTCATATTTATTAAACTTTATTTAGATAATCTGTGTATATTTTGAAAATATCG